GACCGGCGCGAGCGGCGGCGCTGGCGCGCAGGGCATTGTGATCTTTCAATGGTAAGCGCATGAGCCTCGAAAGCGCATTCGATCGCATCAACACCAGCGTTGGCCAGGTCATCTTGGCCTTTCTCGGCGGCCTGATTTCCGTGCTCATGCGCAAGGAAGTCTCGAGCTGGAAGGCCGCGCTGCTCGCCGCGACCGGAGCGGGATTTGCGGGGTTCCTCGTCGCGCACCTGTGTCATGCCGTTGACCTGTCCGACGACTGGACGTATGTGTTCGTGGGCGTGTCGGGGTGGCTCGGCGCCGCGCGCACGTTGTCGTATCTGGAAGCGATATTCGATGCCCGATTCCGTCTTGAAACGAAGCCATCGTTCGAGGCCGGGCGCACTGAGGGGACCACGGACGCGCAAGCGGCGCACGCGTCCGACACTCAAGCCGCGCCAGAGAAGGAACAGCCATGAGCACATGGAACCTGCGCAACGCGCTCGTCCTGACGTTCTGTCTGACCCTGGGCAATCTGGCCGCTACGTTCACAACGCTGCAACAGGTTCATCACCTAGCGCGCGTTGCCGAGCGAATCACACAGGCGGCGCAGCACCAGGCGCACTAAGTGAAACGGCCCTTTCGGGCCGTTTCTCGTTCAGACGCCTTCCGGTCGCTTGACCAGCGAATCTTTCCAGTCACAATCTCCTGCTGCGTAGCTCGCGAAACCGTTTGCAAACAGTACAACAGGATTGAAAGATACCGACCAAGAGTCGCCGAGGACTCGCGGAGGTTCATCGTAAAACCACGCGTCGCCGTCCTCGTCCTGCGCCAGCCACTTGTATTGCGGCGCGACGTGCGACCAGTCGATGGACGGTTTTGTTTTGGGCTTTTCGACTGCGCGAACCTGATACACATTGGTCGCCAACCAGTGCGGGTCCACCACCCCGCCATCCCGCGAGACATGCACTTTCCCGGTTTGATGAAGCAGGAACACGTAGGCGCGCGTGGCGAGCGGCAGCGTGCCGAACGGCGCATCGAGCGCGCGGTTCAGTGCTTCGGTGTCGCGCGGCGTGAGTTCTGCCGTAGCGTTGTCCGCCGCGAGGCGTGCGTTGTACGCAGCGCGGTCCCATTCTTCGCGCGTAGCGGTATCGATCGACATACTGTGCTCCAATGATGGTTTGAGTTTGTAGCTTAAACGAACGTAAATGACGTGTCAAGCAAGCGCAGCATACGCAGCGGCGAGTTTCGTGTCGTACTGGTTCGCGGCATAGTTCGGGCCGTTGTACAGGCGCGCGAACGTCGGCCAGTCGTGCTGCGCGAGCGCATTCTTCATGCCCGGCTGCGCGGCGATGAACGACGCCATGAGCGTGAGCTGTGCAGCTTCGTTCAACGCAGCCCGTTGCATCATCTGCACGCCGCTGGCACAACCTGCGAGCGCGTAGTTCGCGCCCATCACCTGACCTAAGCCCCACGAGCACGATTGTGCTGCGATTTCATCGCCGCACACTGCCGCGACCTGCTCGAAGCGATCCCATTCGCCGATGCCGCCCACGTAGCCGCCAGGCGTCGGATTGCAGAGCGCGGGGCCAAGCGTCGTGCGCGCCGCAACCGATGCACGCGCCCACACGTAATGACGTTCGAGCAGAATGACCGGGCGGCCATCTGCGAAGAAACCGGCGCCCGACGACTCGACTTGCACGACGGCGGCAAGCGCCTTCGCTTCAAGACCAAGTTGCGCGGCGACACTTGCGATTGTGTCCGGCCCGCGCGCAGTCATAGCAGCGTTTGTGCGCGGTCCGTAGATGCCATCTGGTATCAGCCCACGAGGCGCCTGAAACGACCGCACAGCGGCCTGCGTAGCGCCGTCGTAGACGCCTGTCACGGGCACATTACCCATACGCTGCTGCAGGAACGTGATAGCACGCGGTGTCATAGTGCTTTCCCGATGTCCGCGCGCCAGGCGAACCCGCCGAAGAGACGCACGCCGACCCACATCGGCCAGCGACGCCAAGCGGGTACGCCCGTTGCGGCTGATGCCTCGCGGAGCAACCGGTCGCACGTTGCGCGCGGAAACGTCTTCGCCGCGTACAGATAGTCGTGCAGCGCGGCGGCCTCGTTCGAAGTCGCGCCGAACAGATCGAAGACGATCGGCACGCGCGGCACGCTCGCGAGGTCCGTCTGGAAACCGGACGGAACCGTTACGACCGTGCCACTGAGCGCAGGTGACTCATAGACGAGCGGCGCAGCGAGCAACCACTGGCCGTCGTCCGTGTTGTCCGCGTTCTCGATTTCGAGTTTGGACAGGAAGGGCATGTTACAGGCCGGTCGAATTCGCGGCGGTGTTGGCCGGCGCGGTGCTCGGCGTCGTGCCGCCGGCAAGCTGCGCAGCCGTATTCACGACGACGGTCGCGGCGGCTGCGCCCGTGTTGACGGCCTTATCAACAGCGGCTTGATTGACCTGCGGCGTACCCATAACGACGGCGGCCGCGTTGTAACCGGCGATCACGACATCGATCCATGCGGACAGGCCGGCTTCGAGCAGGGTCCAGTTCGCGCCGAGCGAAGTCGCGAACGCTTCGGCGGCGGCGAGCACGGCGGCCTTCTTCGTCGAGCCCGCGCTCGTCTGACCGGCATAGGCCGTCTCGGCAGCGTGAATCACGTTCGCCGCGTACGAGTAGACGAGCTTGGCGTCAGCGACGGCCGTCTCGGCTTTCTGTGCGACCGTGACAAGCGCGCTTGCGAAGTTCGCGAGATTGAAATTTGAAAGGAACGACATGGATGAATCTCCTGGGTAAACTGCGGGTTGTGGATTAGTTGATAATGCCGGAGCGCCGGTAGTCGGCGAGGCATGCGGCAACGGATTGACGTTTGATGCGCTCGTCGTTGATGATACCGATCGCGCTGGCCGCCCAAACCTGTTGCGCACGACTGTAAGCGCCAAGCGCAACAGCATCGGTGCCAGTGGGCGAAGGGTAAGCAGGAACGGCCAGACTGGCAGCGTTTTCGCCACAGTCAATCCTGGGGACGATTTGCTGCGGCGATTGCGGCGTTGAGCGCGTCGGCTCCAGACTGCAGGCTGTCAGCGCTGCGCACAGTAGCAGCAAGCTGAGAAGCATCGGCTTGGTTCGCATCAAGTTTCTCCTGCGCGGCGGTGCGCGTCGTGTCTGTGATGTTCGCGCCCGCCTTCGTCATGGCGTTCGCATCGGTCGCCTCGACGGCTGCGGCCTTGTCCGCCGCGCTTGCGCTGTTCGCAGCTTTCCACTTCCAGGCGATGCCAGCTAGCGTGCCGAGCAAGCCGATGACAGCAGCGATTATGGTGAACATGCGGATTCCTTAGAAAGGCCGTGGCAACTTGTCGAACCCTTCCGGGAGTTCGCCAGCCGCGTAGGTGAGCATGAGGGAAATCAGTTCCGCGCTGAACTGTTCGAGCGCTAGGTCGACGGCGTTGCGCGTCCCTTCCATTTGGCCGGTTGGCGCGTAAAAGCGCGCTTGCGCGAGCGCCTTGTCGAGCACGACACTCGTTGCGGCGTCGCGCGGCTCGCCGACTGCATCGGCCAGGCCGTTGCGAATCTGCAGAGCCTGCTTGTGGAACTGCTCTTTCGTCAATCGATCCATCGTATTCTCGCGTGGTGAAAGTCAATCGGAAGTTACGCTATTTCCGGGTAACTGTCAAGTTGCTGCACGATCATTTCGACGTAACCCACGCCAGCCGGGTCTGGCATGCCACGCATTACGTGTATCTCGTCGATCAGCTTGTCGTCTTGCCAGAGGCAGGCTTTCGTGCACGAATCGAGGAGTGCCTTGAGCCGGTTGTCTACGTCGTACGTGCGCGCGTTGGGGGCGTGTAGCCAGACCCACACGACGAGCCTGCGCTTGAAGCGCTGCACGACGCCAACCGGTAGTGCATTCGAAACCGCAATCGCGTACTGGCGGCCGGCCTCGGACAACTTGACGCCACCGGGCGTCGCGCGCCACAACCGGTTAAGGCTTGGAGGCCAGGGCAGCCGATACGAATGCGTCGAACCAGTCGCACTGCCAATCTGCAAGTTCGCGGGCCTGTTCACGGAATTGGCGGTTTGCATCGCGTTCGGCGATTTTCTGACGATACGCTTCGTTGTCGCGCGCGGTGCGCGCCTCGTACTCGCGTTTGGCATGGTTCGTGCGGCTCATGGTAGGTCGCCTGTAGAAACGGGCCCGAAGGCCCGTTGTGTCAGAAAGGTATGTCCTCATCCTTGAATTCTTGCATCATGCCGACGAGCACTTTGCGGCGAAATTCGTGGACTTCTGGACTCATGCGAAAGGGTTTGCACCCTGCGCAGCCGCGCCCGTGTTCTGCTGGAACGGATTGCTGGTTTGTGTCGTGCCGTTGCCGAACGGGTTGCCTTGTGCGGTTGATTGCACGTCCGCACCGCCAGGGTTGCCGGTCTGGTTCGCCGGAACGCCGCCAGCGCCGGGCTGCGCGAACTTCTTGAATGCACCGCCAATATCCGGGCCGCCGATCGAAAGCTTCGGTGCATCGCTCGGCACAAACATGATGCCGGCGAGATTCAGCGAAACGCCCCACTTCGTGGGATTCTGCGCGGGATACGACCATGCGTACGGCGTGACGATTGCGCGCACCTTGCAACCCGCATGGAATTTCGACTTGATCGTTTTCAGATGCGCCGGGTTGTCTGCACGGAGCAACGTGCCGTCTGCGTCGTAGATTTCCGGCGCGTATTGCGAAGCGGCGCGCACCATGATTGCATTCGAATCGACACCGACGATTGGCTTGCCGCTCGCCTGATTCGTCTTGATGCCGTGTGCGAAACCGGTGGTCATGTTGTGCGCGGCTTGCGCCTTCTCGACCAGCACGTCCCACAATGCAGCTTGCGCTTCGGCCGGGTACGCCAGCAGCGCGTAATACTCGGGCGGCGCAGCGGGCTTCTGCTTGTTCGGCATGGCCTGCGCGAGCGCGTGGTGCGTGAGAATGGCTTCGTAACCTGCGAGTGCGTCGATTTTGCTCATGAGTTTGTGGCCTCGTGTTGAAAGTTTGAGAGTGCCGGTTACGTGATCCGGCGCGGGCGCTATACCGCCGTAATGCTGAGAGAAAGATTAACCGTTTGTCGTACTGTCGTCAACCGCTTTTGACGTGAATTTTCGGAACATTTCGCCAACCTGCGAGACGCCGGGGGCGTCAAGCACCTTGATCGACACACTGTCGGCCGTGCACTTGACAAGGCCGGCCTCGAAGCCTTCGGGCAGGTCTGGCAGCACGTCGGACAGGTTGCCGGGTTTCAGGTGCTTGTCAAGCCCGAGCGCGAGCAGCGTGAGTGCCGCCTGTTGCGGATCGGCCCACACGCGGCGCCCTTGGCGCGTCTCGCGCACGATGCGCGCGTGGCCTTCCTTCGCGAGGATCGCGATCTTTTCCTCAACGTATTCCAGCACGTTTTTGATGGCGGTGCGCGCGCTGTAGAGCGCGAGCAGATCATCGGTCGGCATGTCGAGCACCGAGCGCTGGCCAGCGGCTACGTCGAGTGCGGTTTGCATCTGTGCCTGAACTTTCGGACAGCGCGGCTTGCCCTTGCAGTAGCGACAGTGGTCGCCAATCGAGAGCTTCGGGTTCGGGCGATCCACTTCAGCGACTTCGGCTTTCAGGCGCTCAATTTCCGCGTCAAGCGCGGCGATTGGCAGCTTGAGGCGCTGCTCGGGTGCGCCGCCAATGCGTCGGGGCTGGAACACGGCCAGTTCTACCGACTCAGGGCGCGTGCCGGTCAGCTTGTCGAGCGCGGCGATTGCATACGCCGACAACTGCTTGTTCGGACGCTCAACGGTGCCGATATCTACGTCGATGAACCCGTACTTGTAGTCAACGACGATCAGGTGGCGGTACTGCGGAAACCACAACATGCAGTCGGCCGTGCCGAACAGGCGCGAATCGATCGACGACGCCGCGACGCGCGTCTCGAGCGACACGAACACGTCCACGCCCCACATCATGCCGACCGGAATGAGCGACGTGATGAAATCGCAATAGCGTTTGCCGGCGGCGCGTAGCTCTACGTTCCACACTGCCGCTTCGGTTATCAGGCCTTCTGCCGTAAGGCCTTCGAATCGGTCAAGGCCCGTGACAGGCGGCATGGCGGGCGCTTCGCCTTCGCGCGCGCCGGGCAGATTGAAGCGCTGACGAATGTAAAACTCGCCGACTGAATGTGCGGCCGTGCCTTCGGCGGCGGCCGGAGAACTTTCGTCGGACATGCCGACCGACATCGCGACCGAACCAGGGCATGCGGCCCATCGCTCGCGCCCGGAGAATGACAGAGTCGAATGTTGCACTGCGGGATTACTCATGGATGCGTCCTCGTGGTGGAAAGTATGCACAGCCTATCACATTACGTTACTAAATCAAGCGAAAACGGTCTAAACGGGCGAAATGACGCTAAACCGCCTGTGGATAACGTTCCGTCATGCATCCGTCGGTCATCCGCAAACCCTTGATGCGTATGGCTTTATACTACTTAATGACACTATGACAGATACTTTTAGATAGATAGATAGATAGATAGATAGATAGATAAATTATTTATATATACATATAGACACTTAAGTAGGTTTTAGAAAAAACAAGAAGTATCCAAACCACATCTGACATACCTATCTGGCGTCATATGCGTCATAAGCACGGTCGTTCGCAATAGATGTCCGCTATCGAAATGTCCGTGTGATTGCGTTAAACTCGCACGCATGGCAAAGCTCGAACCGATCAAGGCTTCACTCGTCGCCGACCTCGTTGACCTCATCAACGAGAACCTGGCTGACCTGCTGGAAGCGCATCCCGAGACGTGCCCGGCCTGCAATGGTCGGGGCGTCATCGGCGGCGAGACACGTCCGGACGGAACGATATTCGACGACGGTACGCTCGCGACCTGCGCGACCTGCGGTGGCGTAGGTGCGGTCGAACGCTATTCCGTGAACATGGAAAAGCTCAAGACGGAGCGCTTTGGCCGGTACGTGGAGGGTTTCGAAGTCAGGCAGGGGCAGCTGGTGCCGAAAATGCGCAGCAAGGATCGCGCGTTCGCGATGCTCATCAAGCTACTCGGTTTCGACAAGGCGATTGTGGAATTGCAAAGCGCTGGCACGTTTGCCGCGACGCTGACCGACGACGAGCGCGAGCGCTATCGGGCGCAATTGATGGAACTGGTTTCAAACGGGCTGGTTTAACGGATGGCTACCAACCCCTTAGACTATCTCGTCGAAGCCTGCCACGGGGCTAAAACCGGCCCCGCCGTCGATTTTATGGACTGGTTCATCGACGCAGCTCGCACGAACTTCGCAGCGTTCGTCTCCCTCGTGCACCGGCCGCGCTTTTCGCATTCCGCGTTCAGCGCGCGCGTATGTAAGGAAATTGACAAGTTCGTTGACGACGTGAAAGCCGGATTGAATCCGGTGCTCATGCTCACGGCGCCGCCGCAGCACGGCAAATCGTCACTCATCTCGCGCTGCCTCGCGCCGTACCTGTACGGTCGATTGACCGGGCATCTGCCAGCGGTGCGCATCGCGAATGCGACGTACGCGATGCCGCTCGCGCGACGCAATGCGACCGACGCCAAGTCGATCATGATGGAGCCGATCTACCGGGCGATCTTCCCGGACCTATCCCTAATCGGTTTCAAGGGCGCGCAAAACACGGCAAGCGACTTCGATGTACCGCAAGGCGGCCAGTTCAAGGGCGTCGGTATCGGCGGTCCGCTGACGGGCTTCTCGGTCGATGTTGGCATTGTCGATGACGCGACGAAGAACGCCGAGGAGGCGCTGTCACCGACGGTTCAGGACGGCATTGAAGCCTGGTTCGATTCGGTGCTTATGACTCGTTTGCAGCAGCGATCCGGCCTCGTGATTATCGGCACGCCCTGGTCCGCGAACGATTTCCTCGCGCGCGTCAAACGCAAGTTCGCCGGGATGGCCGCTTTTACGCTGCTGTCGTTTCCGGCGCTGAACCTGCCGGGCGAACTCGGCTATAACGCCGACCTGCCCGAAGGTGCGCTTGTGCCGGCGCTGCACAGCGTCGACAAGCTGCTCGCAACCAAGCGCGTGCTGTCCGAAATGTGGTGGGCCGCGCTTTACCAGCAAGTGCCGCTGGCCGAAGTCGGTGCGATCTTTCCGAAAGTCAATCTGCAGCACTTCCGGCGCGCGGATCTCGCACAGCAGCGCTTCGTGCGCACGATAATGTCAGTCGACGCGACGTTCAAGGACGGACAAGCGTCCGACTACGTGGCGATTGGCGTATGGGGTAAAACGGCGGATGATCGCGTATGGCTGCTCGGCCGCCGGCGCGAGCGACTGGCGTTCCTTGCGACAGCAACAGCGATTGCGGACCTCAAGCGGCTGTTTCCGCAGACGCAGCGCATCTACATTGAAGATGCCGCTAACGGTCCGGCACTTTTGGACATGCTCCGCAAGCACTACCCGCAGATCGAGGGCATTCCGCCGATGGGCTCGAAAGAAGCCCGTGCGCACGCCGTCTCGTGGGTCTGGACCAACAACTGCGTGATGCTGCCGCACCCCGAGGATGAACCCGGTATCATGGAATGGATAACGGAAATTACCACGTTCCCGGACAGCCCGACCGGACACGATGACACCGTGGATTGCATGACTCTGGCACTTCACCAGCTATGTCTGCGCACGCCGATTTCCGCGCTGATTACGAAACAGATTCTCAATCGAGTATAAACATGGCCCGCACAACCCGCAAACTCGTACCGGTCAAGAAAGACGAACCGTTCCAGCCGCCGGCACCGGGCGGCGCGACGAACGCCCGCGTGCAGATGGCGCTCGACGCACTCGGGCCGGTCGTCACGTCGCCGTCGCTGGCGGCTGCCGAACGCTTCGAAGTCGAGATTGACCGCTACACGACGAAGGAGCGGCGGGCCGCGAGTCACGCGATGGACTTCAACGGGACGTCCATGTCGGCGCTGTCGTTCGTCGCGGGCACAGGCTTTCCGGGCTTTCCGACACTCGCGTTGCTCGCACAGCTTCCCGAATACCGGGCGATGCACGAGGTATTTGCCGATGAGGTAATTCGCACCTGGGGCAAGCCGATCGCGTCGGGCGACTGCGACCCGGCCGTGCTGAGCCAGATTAACGACGAAATCGAGCGGCTGCGTGTGCGCGACGTGGTGCGTGAGCTTGTTGTGCACGATCAGGCATTCGGGCGCGCGCACGCGGCGATTCGCATCAAGGGCGATTCAACCGTGCGCGATACGCCGCTCATTGCGCGCCCGTACACCGTACGCAAAGGCTCGTTCGAAGGCATCAAGGCGGTTGAAGCCTACTGGGTCACGCCGAACCTGTATAACTCGATCGATCCGTGGCGCGATGACTTCTATAAACCGTCGTCCTGGTGGATGATCGGACAGGAAGTGCATTCGACGCGCCTGCGTTGCATGATTTCGCGCCCCGTGCCCGACATGCTCAAGCCGGCGTATTCGTTCACCGGCGTGTCGATTACGCAACTGGCGATGCCGTATGTCGACAACTGGTTGCGAACCCGCCAATCAGTTAGCGATACCGTCAAGCAGTTTTCAATCGTCGGCGTCGCGCTCGATATGGCGCAGGCGCTCGCGCCGGGCGCGAACCAGGACCTGATTAACCGCGCCGAACTCATCAACCGGTTCCGCGACAACCGCAATATCCTGTTTCTCGACAAGGCGCAGGAAGAATTCTTCATGTTCAATGTGCCGCTTGGCGGGCTCGACGCCCTGCAGGCACAGGCGCAGGAACAGATGGCGGCTGTCTCGCATATCCCGCTCATCAAGCTGCTTGGCATCACGCCAACCGGCCTGAACGCGTCAAGCGAAGGCGAGATTCGCGTGTTCTACGATTTCGTGCATGCGTATCAGCGCAACTTCGCTCAGCAGCTCATGAACGACGTGTGCACGTTCGTCCAGCTATCACTGTTCGGCGCCGTCACGCCCGGCATTACCTGGCAATGGCACCCGTTGCTCGAGCTCAATGCGCTCGAACTCGCGGAGAAGCAGAAGTCGCTCATGGACACGCACACGGGCTACGCGGCGGCCGGCATCGTTCGGCCCGACCAGGTCGCCAAGGTGCTTGATAACGACCCGGATTCGCCATACGCGGGTGTGCTCGACACGGACGCCCTTGAAGAACCGGACGATACCGACATTGCGGGCATTACGGAGTACGTCGAGGCGCTGACTGAGCAAGCGGCAAATGCCGTCGTGCAGGAAACGCAACCGGCCGCCGCGCCTGGCGTCTCGAACGATCCTCAGATCACCGGCGCGATGGACGCAAAGGACGAGCCACACGCCGCCGGCGCGGTCTATCTGGCCGACGACAAGGTGCTCCTGCTGCAACGGCCTGACGGCACCTGGGGCCTGCCGGGCGGCCGTATCGAGGACGGCGAAACGTCCAAGCGCGCCGCGCGCCGCGAACTGCAGGAGGAGACCGGATACCAGTATCGCGGCAATCTGCAGCACGTCGGCATCTACGAGGACATGTTCCACGCCTTCACGGGCAAGACAAAGCAGTTTCCTGTGACGATCAATGACGAGCATATCGGGCACGGCTGGTTCCCGGTCGACGCGTTGCCAGAACCGCTGCATCGCACGACCGGCGTGATTGTCGATCATGCGCGCAAGGTGCACGAGCATGCCTGAAATTCGCGCTCCGGGGAAACGGCATATCGTACTTGGCGCCGTCCAGCCAAACGGGCAGACGACGGCGTTATATGTCAAGCGCTTGACGGCCGCCGTTGAGGCGATGCGCCGCTCATACGAGCGCGTCATTGAGCGCCGGTACAAAGCCGCGCTCAAGGCGAACGAGGCGGCCGGGCGCGTGATGGCCGCGTTCGATGCGGCGGGCGGCTCAAAGGCAACGGAAACATCGGGCGACCTGTTCGCGGAAATGCGCCGCCTGCAGTCGTTCTGGTCCGACTATTTCGACACGTTCGCCGACAATGTAGCAAATCCGATACTGCGTGATATGCAGGCGGATAACGCGCGCAGCTGGACAGGCGTGATGAAGCAGGCCGGGTTTGACATCAAGTTCAATCCCACGCCGAGCCAGACGCTGATCCTCAAGGCCAAGACGCGCGAGAATGTCGCACTCATCAAATCGATCGGCCAGCAGTACCACACGGACATCGAGGGCGACGTGATGCGCTCGTTTGTGGCGGGCCGCGACCTTGATGCACTGTCGAAGCAACTGAAAGCGCGCGGGAAAGTGACGACTGAGCGCGCGGCGTTCATCGCGCGCGACCAAGCGAACAAGGCGAGCGCCGCGTTCAACGCGGCCCGGCAGCGGGAGTTAGGCCTGAAATGGGCGACGTGGATTCACTCCAGCGCAGGTAAAGAACCGCGCCCGGAGCATGTGCGCGCCGGGCGGGAGCACTGGTATTTCAACACGCAGGAAGGGATCGATTTCGGCGACAAGTTCGGTCACGTATGTCCGGGTGAAGCCATAAACTGCCGCTGCACATCGCGCACCGTGATTCTCGCGTTCGGTACGCACCCGGACTTTGACGAGTCCAAACTCGAACCGGTGCCCGGTTTCCCGGGCGCGTACCGTATGCCGAAAGCTGCCTGATTACGCGCGCGGCAAATCGGGCGAGCCTTCGTACCAGGACAGGAAGTAGTCAATATTGGCTTCGCCCGCCGTCCCGGTCGTCGTATCGAGATTCGAGAAGCGCACGAGGTACGCCTTGTTCGGCGCGAGGATCTTGTCGCCGCCGGGCACGAGCCCTGCGCCGACGCGATTGGACGCGCTGTTCGCGCCGTACACACGCTGCGCGTCACCCCACGACGTGCCCGTTGCCGTAGTCGTCACGCCCGCCAGCAGTTGCACGGTTGACGTACCGGGGCTGATGTCGTTGAAATTCTGGATAGTGATGGGCGTGCCGCCCGAATACGTCGGGCCTTTGAACGCCTGATACGACACGAGGTTACCCGATACGTACACCTGCCGGTCCTTGACGAGCACCGGCAGGGCGCCCGTGATGAGCACTGCGTCGTAGAACGTGCCGTGCTCGAGCACAGGAATCTGCGTCTGCACGTAGAACTGCTGCCCGAGCTTGACGTTCGACTCGGTATAGCTTTGCGTATTGACCGCGCGCAGGCCGTTGAACACCTCGTCCGCTACGCCAGCGTCGAGCGAGTAGGCCAGACCCGACAGCGGGCCTGTGCCGCCGGTGAGACTTGCGATAGTGAAACGCAGCGCGAAATAGTGTCCGTAATCGGTCACCCGGATGGACGCGCCGCCAGCGAGCGCCGTAGACAGCGCAATGGCCGAAGCGCCGCCGATGGTTTCGAACTTCCCATCGGTCCAGCGCTGGCCTTCGATCTTGAGCGTACCTGCGGAGGGTGCGGCGGCCGCGCGCAATGTAACTTCAATCTGCCCGCGCGAACCAGGCGATAGCGGCACGACGTTCGCGCCGTTGACAAGCGGGATTGCCAAAGAGGTTGACGCGGGCATATTTGCACCTTACGGATATGGGTTCCGTAAGATTACCATGCGACGATACGAAATCGCGCGGAAAGTCAGTCAAAATCTGGTCGTGCAGGATCAATGCGCGCGTTTTCCATAGCAGACGCTCAGACTGCGGACGCATGACCTGCACCGTCTCGCCCCAATCTAACGCGCCGAACGCTTCATCTTGCCGCCAGCCAATGACTCCGCAGGCGCCAAGCAATGTGCAACTCATACGACCTCCCGATCGCGGTTAGCACGAACGCGCGGATGCCCTTTGTGCGGCGATTGATACCAGTCGCCGGCAGCTTTCTCGTACTCGCGCATGCTGGCGCGGAATTCGCGCTCCGTCTTGCGGTCGTCGAGCAGCCATGCTAATGCGACGACGCACGCAATGCCGAGGAGGCACAGCACGCCAACAGTCAGATATAGCAACAGTTCGTTCATTTCTTCCACTTTCTCCCGGCGTTCATAGCCTGTGCGATGTCTGCGATTGCGACGGCTTCGCAGTATGCGAGTTTGTACTCATCTACGTACGCCGAGAGGGTGGCCCGGGCGAGCAGTTTGCCGCCTACGGCTAGCATATTGGCGAGTTCCAACGCCAATTGCTCGGCCTTGGTCTCGACGGCTTGCAGCGGAACTACGCTCATTTCATTCTCCGGTTGATTTATTGACATTCTATTGATGCGCGCCAATCACGCCTAGTTGAATTTCGCTATCAAAGTGCGTGACCGATTGCATTTACCGAAATTCGGTTTAAGATAGCGGCTATGACTACGACCGTTATTGCATTCGACCGGAAATCTGCGCGTACATTCGACGCGGACGGGCGCATGCGCGTACGGGACTGCATTCTCTCGACGGCGGAAGTGAATCCGTATCGCGGTGCCGAGATTCCAAAGCGCGAGACGCTCGGACTCGACATGAACGAAGTGTACGACCTGTACCGCGATCCGGCCGAACTCGGTCACCCTGATTCCCTGGCGAGCTTCGAGGGCGTGCCCTTGATGATTCGTCATATCGTGCAGACGGCCGACGAGCCCCGCAAGGATTACGTCGGCGGCTCGGTGCACAACGTGCACTTTGACGGCAAGCACCTGCGCGGCGACCTGCTTGTGTGGGACGGTCACGCAATCGACCTGATTGAATCAGGCGAACTGGCGGACCTGTCCTGCGGTTACCGATACGTTCCCGTCATGCAATCAGGCGAGGCAGACGGGCAACACTTCCACGGACGCATGACGGCCATTCGCGGCAATCACGTTGCACTCGTGGATACAGGGCGCGCGACTAACGCACACGTTGCGGATAGCGCGTTCGTTGACCCCCGCTCGCCTAACCCAACCATGAATGGAGAAGCAAACATGGCATTCCCCGAGAAGGGCGCTCCGCAAGGCGCGCAACCGGGCGGCGCTCCGCAGGCCGCACCTGCAGCCCCGGCGGCTGGTGCCGCACCCGGCGCAGAGCCGGCTGGCGGCGGCATGGCCGAAGTGGGCCAGGCATTGAAGGCCCTTGCCGAACAGCACGGCCAGATCCTCGCCGCGATCCAGCAACTCGGCCAGCAAATGGGCGGCGGCGCCGCCGCTCCGCAAGCACCGGCCGGTATGGACATGGACCTCGAAGAGAAGCCCGCTGCGCAGATTGAAGGCGCGGAGGACAACGAACACGAGGAAGAAGACCACGAAGGCGCGGAAGATGATTCTGACGAATCGGAGGAAGAGTCCGAAGCCGAGCGCGAAGGCCGTGGTGCCATGGATGAGGAAGAAGAAACCCACGACCCGATGGAGCCCAACGGCAAGACGGAACAACCTCGCATGGGCGCCGTATCCGAAGGCCGCAGCGCAGAACAACCGGGCCGCAAATCGTTGAGCGGCGGTAACAACAATCCTTCCCTTGGTGCCATGGACGCAGCCATCCAGAAAGCAGTAACCCGAGAACGCGCCCGCGCAAAGGCCGCAGAGCGCGCGCGTCGCGAAGTCGCGCACGTGCTAGGCGGCGATATCGCGCTTGACAGCGCTGGCGACATCTACCGTGAAGCGCTCGTTGTGATGGGCGTACCGTCCGCCAGCATCAAGCGCGGCACGGAGCACGCAGCGTGGATCGCCGCGCAGGCAGCGCAAGCTGCCGCAGCGGGCTACAACGCTGCCGCGCACGCCGACATGGCCCTCGACTCGGATACGACGAAGGCCGTGCGTTCGGACATGGCCGCCAAGCTCGCCAAGATCAAGGTTCGCGCGTAAGCGCACCGGCAACCCTTTATATTTCAGGAGTTAGACATGAGCTTTCAGACCCAGGTCTACATCAACCCCGCACAGGGCCAGCCGGGCGACTTCGCATCGAGCAACCCGATGTTCTACCAGATGTCGTCGAGCGGCAAGATGGTTGCGGACGCCAACGGCGTGACCGTCGGCAAGTTCGCGATCATCAACGACGACGGCACCGTGACCTCGCTCCCGGCGTCGGGCTTCGATGTTTCGCGCATCGGTTTCGTGCACCGCGAAGCAAACGCGCAGATCGTCACGTTTCTCGCCGACCACAGCTACGAGATTTACCCTGGCCTGCCCGTTTCGCTGTTCGCCAAGGGCGACTTCTTCGTGACCGCTGACGTGGTGAATACCGCCTCGCGCGGCGCCGCGATCCTGTGGGACATCACGACCGGTCATACGGTTGTCGGCGGCACGCCGTCTTCGACGCTGGTCGACACGGGCTTCAAGTGCGTGACGGCAACGCCCACGACGGGCTCGACGATCATCATTTCGCGCTCGCTGACGGCAAGCTAACCTCACACGGATACCAGGAGCATCTGACATGCGCGACACCCAACTGATTGCACAGCTTCGCCAGCGCGGTATCGTACTGCCGGCGGGCGTGAAAAACGTTTCGACGCCCGTGAGCGATTACGCTCTCGACGCGGCGAACCTGAATCCCACGATGGCGACGACCGCCAACGCGGGCATCCCGAACTATCTGACGACCTACGTCGATCCGTCCGTTATTGACGTGCTCGTGTCGCCGATGAAGGCGGCCGAACTCGTCGGCGAGTCGAAGAAAGGCGACTGGACGACGCTGGTTGCAGCGTTCATCACGGCTGAGCCGACGACCCGCGTTGCGACCTACGGCGACTATTCGTCGGAAGGCGACTCGGCGGCGAACGTGACGTACCCGCAGCGCCAGTCGTACTTCTTCCAGACGTGGACCCGCTGGGGCGAGCGCGAACTCGAAATGATGGGCGCCGGCCGCGTGGACTACGCGTCGGAACTGAACTACTCGTCGGCGCTCGGTATCGCCAAGTTCCTGAACGCGTCGTACCTGTTCGGCGTTTCGGGCCTGCAAAACTACGGCATCACGAACGATCCGTCGCTGTCGGCGCCGGTCACGGCTCCGACGCCGTGGAGCGGTTCGCCCGCAGTCGAAGCGGTCGTCAACGAGTTCATCGAGAACCTGTTCAACCCGCTCGTCAACCAGTCGGGCGGTATCGTCGATACGGAAACCGAGCTGCATGTTGGCCTCGCGCCGACCGCGCTGGCCGACCTGTCGCAAACGAACATCTACGGCCTCTCGGCGGTCGCGAAGCTGCAAGAGATTTTCCCGAAGATCAAGTTCGTGACGATCCCTGAGTACGACACCGCGTCGGGCCGCCTCGTGCAGCTCATCGCGCCGCGCATCGAAGGCAAGGACACGGCAACGTGCGCCTTTACCGAAAAGATGCGCGCGCACTCGATCGAGCGCTATTCGTCGTACTTCCGTCAGAAGAAGTCGGCGGGCACCTGGGGCACGGTGATCTTCCGTCCGTTCCTCATCACACAACTCCTAGGGGTTTGATCGTAACACTTTTGTAACACCCTGAGATCAACGGTGTGTTAAAATAGCCTCACTCTAACAAAGTGGGGCTATTTTCATGGAAACGACGTACTTCACGTATGGATTGCTGTTCGCGAACGGCAAGGTGTACATCGGCATGAGCAAGACTTGTGCGCGCGGGCGCTACGACAACCGCTATCGCCAACACGCCAACATCGCCAAACGCGGCAAAAACTCACCAATTTACAATGCGTGGCGCAAGCACGGCGCGCCGGAACAAATCATTCTGACTAAACACGCGACGCGCGATGAGTGCGCCGCGGCGGAAATTGCACTCATCGCAGAATTTGAAAGTATGAATCCCGCGAAAGGTTACAACCTCATGGCGGGCGGTGAGGGTCTATATGCGCCGCCCGGGTCGGCGGTGTACGAGCTCATGCGCGCCAAAGTTTGGGACAATCTGGAGCGTCGGCGCAAGTCGTCGGAAGCCCTCAAAGGCAAACCGCTGCCGCAGGCAACACAAGACGCGCAGCGCATCTGGCGAGAAAGCCCGGAAGGCAAGGCAACAATCGCGAGCGTGCCGCAACGTGCCGACGTGCGCGCAAAGTTGTCCGAAGCCATGACGCGCCGGCTGGACAATGGCTATCGGGAATATCTCAGCGAAGTGCAGATCGGCAAGCCGAAGAATACTTCGCCCGAAGGCAAAGCGCGCATAGCCGCCGCGCGTAAGCGCTGGCAAGAAAGTGAAGCTGGCAAAGCGCAATCGCGCGCAGTAATCGCGGCCGTGCGAGCGAATCCCAAACATGAAGCAAAGCGGCGCGCAGCGCATGCCGAGTTTGCAAAGTCCGATGCCAACAAGGCGCACTGCCTGGAAATGAGCGCCAAGGCGCGCCGCCCCGTGCGGGACCTGGCGACCGGGCAAGTTTATGAGTCGCGGAGCGCCGCCGCGCGCGAGCACGCCGTCAGCGGCCCGACGATTGGTTACTGGATCAAGAAAGGCAAGTTCGAATACGTGTGATACAGTAAGGGTGCTTCTCACGCAGTCTTACATCATTTGAGGCCGCCTTCGGGCGGCTTTTCTTCGTCCTGTCACTTGACAATCGCGTAACCTGCAATTAACATCGGGTCATCACTCACAGGAGGGTTGACCCGATGTCCGCTATTGAACCGATGGACCGCATCACCGAGATTGTCGAAGGCGCGCAAGCCCGCAAGATTGCGTCCGAAAGTGTCTACAGCGCAATCGAGCATGAACTATCGCTATTGCGCAACGCGCCGCGCACTGCCAGCCTGCAGCACTATTTGCTAGGCGTGCAGCGCGCGCTGAAAGAGGAACAGGCCGCCGCGATGCACCTTATCGCCGACGTGGCCGCACTGCGGAGCCAAGCGAAATGACCAATGAAACGATGAAGGACGAAGATCGGTCGGCGCTCACGGCTGCGACAGACGGAATGCTGCCGAATGGGTCTTGGCGCCAACCGATGTTGGAGGCATGGCAAGCCCGCGCCGCCTCCCCGCAATCCGGCGAGGAGGGGGATGAGCGACAGATTAGCTGGAATGGATTTAGCGTGGGCGGCAATAGAGAAAGCGTCTATGAGGTAGCTAGACTCATCCGCGCTGCAGGTCGTCTTGCTGAACTTGAAGCCCGTGTCGCCGCTCCGCAAGCAGCGCTGAGCATATTGGCCGATGTTCTGTTTGCGCTGACCGAGCGGCAGAAAGGCAACATTATTCGCAGCGAGGACGCGTACGTAGCTGCCGCCCACGCCCTTCTCAATCAAGGCGGGTAATCCTATCGGCGTGACATTCCGATAACGCAAGGCTATACTGAGGGCTCCAACCATCACGTTCGGAGCCCTCTTTCATGGCAACCAGGAAATCCGCTCAAACGGTGCGCGTCGCGTGCCGCCTCCCGCACGGCATTCAGATCAAGCTCGGCGACCAGACGGTCAAGCTGCACGGCCTGCACTCCCCTTACGCTATTGCCGGTCACGGCATGACCGACGTTCCGACCGACGTGTGGGACGCAATCACGCTCGCGTACGGCGAGCGCAAGTTCATCAAAAATGGTTTCGTGTTCGCACTCGACGCGGACAGCGCG